CTGCAATCGGGTCTCGCTCACCAAACGTCTGCGGGCTCAAATTCTGAACGTATTGTCCAGTAGCGTATGAAACCCAGCCATGATTATAGTAATGGAAGAACGTCTTTACAGGGTTAGGTGTATACGGCAACAGTCTTACTGTATACGTATTACCAGGCCTGCACTGCATTATCTCACTATAATTATTATTGTTTTGTTTACTATCACTCACAAGAGCGTCTTTTATCGATTGGAACATTGTTGCATTGAATGTACTCATATACGGATGATTATAAATGCTTCATTTTATTATTCAAGTCTGTTTCTATAATTTTTATACCATTCTTTATTTTTTCTTTAAGCAACTTTGATGCAGCTAGTTTGGTTCTTGTAGCACTACTAATCTGATTATAGTCCTTAACTATAAAATCAAGTAGTTGATTGTCAATCTGCTTTAATTTAGCCTCAACGCTTAGGGAATGGATAATATAAAAATTAATCTTATGCTCTCTTAGATGTTGTAGGACCATTGGCATGGTGCCTTCTATAGCGTTTTTGTATTCACTTAAGGTAATTTTTTCTTGCGTACAATACTTGTGAATAAATCGCAGACACTCTTTTGAAGATTTTAGCGTTTCCGGATGATCCGGATCTGAAAGCTCCTTTTCCTTCATATACATAGTATAGCATTTTAGAGCGCGTGTCGTATTGTAAAAGGATAGCTCGAAGTAATTATCCTTACCGTAGACTTTATACGGTGCTATAAAATAGTCGTTATAATTTATATGCCTATACTTACATAGTAGTAAAAATAACTTTTTAATACTTACTTCTTCAGTACCGTCTATCTTGTCAAAATTTTGACGAGGTCTGAATGGCTTGTTTTGTGATGCTCGTTGCGTATAAAGAAAGCTGTTATATATTATCTTCTCCTTTTCAGATATCATAAATTTAAGTTTTTATTCTTGTTTAAAAACTTAGTAACGTATTTTGACTTAACAATAAGAGGGTCAAACTCAATAAATAGCTTTACCATTTCATAGTTAGTATCAAGTGTTAGTAAGTCCTTAAACAATTTTCGTAACTTTTCTTCTTTTAGCAAGAGTAAAAATATGTTTTGATAAGAAAGTTTTTTTCCTTTCAGTAAGGAGCAAAAAGTGCAAAAGCAGAGTAACAAATGTTCTGCTTCTTTATCAGTTAGGGAATAAGATGAGTTTAAATCAGGCACGTGTTAAAAGTTTGGTTAAGTTTCCGAATTGTTCTGTTAATGTACCACCTGCAGCTCCAACTGAGCCTCCTCCATTACAGAACTTACGAGCGAGAATACTTACATCAACTTCTGATGTTTTACTTCTCCTAAATGATACGGTTTGATTATCAGTATTAACTACTATACCAATATCTGCCTTGTGCTTGACTATCAGCGCGTGAGCTACTTCATTAATAGCGTAAGAGGCAAATGTAGCTACTACCTTATAATCTTTTATTTGTCCTTCAAAAATTTCTGAACCATTTAGCTGTTCTTTGAGCTTTTTAAAAAATAATGTTATAGAATTTTTTTCTTGTATATTAAACCCTCTAATACCATTATTAAAAGATTCTATGAACTTGGGTACTTTAGGGTTATTGTATATATAAAATATAGCGTTAAGTTTAAGCGCTGTTGTATCTTTCATTTTATACGAATCGTATTGATCTATTAAATCTATAAGACTAATTTGCTCTTGGGTTAATGATAGCTTAGATACAAAACTATCATAAATTAGTTTTGAACAAGAAGAATATGGCTTTAATATTGCTTTAGCTTTTTTATAATTATTTTTTAATTTACTATGATCAATATGATGATCAAATATTACAAAATTTTCTCTATCCACATGTGGTATGAGATCTGCAGTAAGGGCTAAGTCACATATAAAAACTTTATCAAACGTCTCTAACGACTCTCCTTTAGCTTTAAGTTTTGATACTAAAGTTGATTCACCTGTTTCTTCAATTACAACATTCGCTATAGTTTCAAAATACCATTTCAACACTAAAGCAGAACCTGCTCCATCCAAGTCATTGTCAGTGTATATGAGGATGTTCACTCATAATATTTAGCAGTTATTGCGAGAATGCAACTAGCGACTGAAGCGTGTTATCATCTTCATCGAGATCCATATCATCCGCTTCTTCAATACTAAGAGTAGGATAATCAATTCGCATAGCTTTTGTATTTCCTCGAGGGCCGTAGCGATTCTTCATCATACCAAGTCTAATAATACTCAGCTCCCTATCTTCTTCATTCTGATAAATTGACATAATAACATCTGCTGTAGCAGCAAGTCCTATAGATTCTGAGATAGTAGCTAAGTCGGGATTATCTTGATCAAAACCAGATCTATTTAACTGAGTTGCAGAGATAATTGGACATTCAAACAGGTAAGACATAGCACGTACTTGCTCTGTAACGTTCTTAATACGCTCATATGAATTATTACCAATAGTAGAATGTATAAGGTTAAGATAATCTATAACAATAGCATCTAACTTAATACCTTTATCTTGAAACTTCTTTATAAACGCTTTTATCTGGTTAGGAGTAACAGTTGAAGGTGGAAACTCTTTAATAAAGATTCTACCAGGTTCTTGACCAACAGCATGTTTAAGAGTAGCTGAATTAATACCCATTTCCTTCATAGGTATTTTAGAAATATTAGTACATAAGCGGCGCGCGTATAACAACTCAGACATCTCTAGAGTAATAAGAAGCACGTTCTTATCTTGTGAAGCTATATTCTTAGCAATATTACCAAGGAATATAGACTTACCTATATTCGTTTCACCGGCAAATACGTAAAGCGCTTTACCGGCTTCTAAAAACCCCCCGTCGAGGTTAGTATCTAACCATTCCCACTGACTTGGAATATGTGACTGTACGGAGTTTATATCATCAATAAGAATATCAATATCATTATGAATATCTAATCCTAAGTCAGTAACTAGACTTATATTACATGACTTTTCAAACTTGTCTAAAACTACTGATGTATCGACCTTACCACTTGCTACGTCTTCAGCAACCGAAAGCATAGTATGGTATACAGCCTTTTCTTTTAAGAACTGCTCTGTATTGTCATATAACTCATCATTATCAAGCCCCTTATCAATCTCGGAGAAAGATTTTACTAGTATCTTAAATGAATCTTTCTGCTCATCACTAACTAGATAAGATTTAAGCTCCGTAGTAGTAGGTAGCTTATTTCTCTTATCACTAAAGTCCTTAATAATAGAAAAGATGTCAGCTATAGCCTTATTTTTAAAATATTCAGGCTTTACGACGTCTGCAATAGTAGCTAAATAACCACTATCAGTTAAGGACTTAAAGATTAGAATATTCTCGAAATAGTCTAAATCTAACTTACTCACAATCTTAGTATAATTAACCTTTATGTTTTTGCAAGAACCATTCTTGACCTTTATTGAATTCTTTGGTGAATTCTCTTAACCCGGGAGATGCATGTGTAATATACACATCTGAAACACCAACCTTAAAGCCCGCCTTATGGGCTGTTAGACTGTAATCTAAATCATAAAAATGGAATTTTGAAGGGCAACTTTCATCAAATCTAATTTTTTTAAATACCTTACGAGATATAGCCATAAACACACCGTCAATCATTATTACCCTGTTTGGGTATGGCCCAAACGAAGTCATTGATTTCTTTTTGTCGTGTATATGTGCAACGGATCCATGTAAATTATTACCGTGTAGCCCACCTCCCATTATATGCCATAAAGCAGGTGCTTGTAACTTTACCTCTGATGTACCTGCAACTCCAAATAAATCATATTTTTTAAAATTCTCTTCAAGCTTACTCTTGCTTAGGTTTTCCAATATAACATCATCATGAACTAAAACAATATACTCTAAATTTTCCCTTATAGCAAAATCAATAGCCTTATTGTAGATCTTTTGAAGCGATTCTTTATTAAACTCTTTAAAAAATATATTCTCTCTTTTATTAGTTTTAAATAATAAGGTATCTTTCCTTGAGCCCTCGGTAGCGGATATTATAAAGGTATTGTTATTCATATAAACATAAAAGGTGAGCTATATTTAAAAGATCCTACTTTATTGAATCGTTTAGTATTTTTATTAAGTCTTAGAATTGTACCTTCAGGTACTTCCTTAAACCCTTCTCCTGATAAAGTAGAGAATGCTCCTGTAGTATTGTAATAAAGAATAGAGCCTACCCTCGCTAAGTAGATCTCCCCTGTATCAGAATCAACTATCGATAGAGCAAATGTACCATCTAACACTTCTAGAGCCTGCTTTATATATTTTATTGGATTAGGTCTTGTAGATATATCCTTTTCCATAAAGTGTTGAATTAAATTTACAATTAGCGAACTATCAACCGGATTTACCATATAGGGTAGATAATTTACGCGTATTTGATGATCGTTAACTATAACTCCGTTATGAAATAGCATCCATGACATAGTTTCAAATGGATGGGACGTCTCATAGTGAAAGTCACGTTCAACGGATGTAGGTGATTGTACATGGCCCATAAAATACTCTACATCATCTGCATATTTTAACTTATCAAAATCTATATTACCTTCCTTTTTAAAGATATATTGATCATCTAATGCAATCTGCACTATACTGCTTGCAAAGTTACCTCTACTTTTGTTAGCATCATATAGAACCTCAGTCATAGAAGAGGTATAAGATCCAAAAATCGCGCACATAAAATAATTTAATCTAATATTGTGATTTTTCCAATTCTATATCCAACTTAGCCCGTAACTTCTTTGTAACCTCCATACTCGCCTCCATTTTACCGTAATATAGTCTATATTCCCGTGGAATCCGCCAGAAAAAATCCATAATTTTAATATTTCTCTCATCAAAAGCAAAACAATAATGAGGATAGTCAACACCTTCAATAGTTATCCATTTTTTACGCGGTTTTTTCTTTTTTTCTATGCCTAACTTAAGTAGAATACCCTTACCTAGACCTTGAACTCTAAAAAGGTCGTTATCTGTCCTAAAGGGTCTCATTGACACAA